ATGCTCAGGGATGGTTGCCTCGCCATCCCATCCCCCCCAATACAATGGTGATAAAAATGGAAGCCAATATCATGGCGGTAATAGATACGGTTCGCAGTTATGTAATCAATACTCCGCACACTCATTTTTGGTTGGCGGAATTGCATGATGGAGATGTGATTGTCCAGTATGAATACGTTGATGGAGAGCAGATTTATCACAGGTTCAGGGAAGCCATCGAGGAAGAAAAAAAGGGCAACCTGAAAACCGTTTACTGGATACCGTTTAACCCTGACGGGCGTATGCTGGCTTGCACACCTGGCAAGGATAGACGCATCATTCTTTTTCAAAGGGGGTATCTTAATCCCATTAAGGGCATGGCAAGACCCTTTATTTACGCTCTCGGATGGCAGGCGACAATTAACGGAAGGAATGTAAAGAGCATTGACTTCCTTATGCCCGATGGTAGCATTCACAATCATTTTAATCATGACTTTCCAGATATAAATGAAAAGGTGAAATAATGGCATACACTAAGACCGATTGGGTAGATGGGCAAGCCCCTGCAATAAATGCAACCAATTTAAACAAGATAGAGCAGGGCATATATGATTTGTCAGTATCAATAGATGAAGATGTTTTCCTATTAGACCAGACAACACCTCAGACAGTAGTAAACGGGATACCTCTTTTGGACAAAACATTTGCTGATTTTACAGATATTCAAGAAATTGTGAATAAGGATTACGTGGATACGGCAGTAACATCACTGGGCGCAAGATACTACATGATTGACACTTCATCAGGCATTTCAGATTACAAACTCACACAGTTATCTCCGCCATCCGGTAGCGAGCAATCGGTTACAAAAACAGGACTTGCTGATGACGATTACATCGCCGGATGGATTTCCCCGGATACATCTCTGGACAAACTCATAAAAGGGGTGTATAACTGGTATATTTACGCTGAAAAGACAAGCGGGACACAGATATTGAGATTATACTGGAAGTTGGTAGAAAGGAAATCAGATACCACAGAAACCGTAATTGCCACCTCTTCGGTAAGTAATGAAATATCGACTTCAAAGGGTTCATACATAATCCCATTAACATTGAGCGAGGATTACACACTTGCCGATGGCTCATATGTTGTAGGGAAATTATATGCAGACGTATCCGGCGGTGGCTCTGCGCCTGATGTTGAAATATATTACGATGGCTCTTCAAAATCACACTGGGAGATACCTGCAAACACGGAGATATTCCAAAATATGTTTATACCATACACAGGGGCGTTGCATGATGCGGATTTGGGAAGCCATAGTCTGACGGCATCAGGGATAACCGTAGGGACACTTTCAGGAATACTAAAAGCATCAACTGGTGCAGTAGGCACAGCAGTCGCAGATACAGACTACCAGCAACCAATAACATGGGGAGATGGCATACAATACTCCGCCCCCACGGCAAGCATAGATTATAATACGACAAACCTGAAAATAGATGCAGGAAAACTAAACACCATTCAGGACATAGACACATCAGCAAGTCCGACATTCGCAGGACTTAACTTGAACGATGACCTTGACTTTAACGAACATGAAGCCATAGGTTTTGTTCTTGAAAAGCGAACGAGTGATCCAAGCAGTCCCGTGCAGGGTCAAATGTGGTTTAGAACGGATGTGTGATAACATGACATTCCTGATATAAAAGAGGAGAAAAAATGAATGAAACGGAAGTAGTAAATGAAGTGAAAAATGCAATAGAAGCCAAATACGGAGAAGGCGCTCTCCTGAAACATCAACTAATAAAATTAGAACCCAATATAAGCGCTGATAAACAACCGCTATATCGCCTTGACGTTGCATACAAGGATGACGAGGGCGTTGTTCACATCGACCATGACATATATCTGTTCAGCACAGACGGAGAAAACTTCGATTGGTATAACTCGAACACACCGAAGCGATTAAACCCACCCTCTCCCTCATACGAACCAACATTTTTGGAACAGTTGAGGGAGAAACTGGATGCCACCGATGCCATCGACTACTACGAAATTCTTGCTGTGAATGAGGGCAAGAAAAAAGCAAGGGTCTTTACGGTGTTGAGCGATGGAACAGAAAAAACGGTAATAGTCTGGATAAATAAAGACGGAACACTTGATTGGAAGGTAACGACATTTACTTCGATGCAACCTTCGGAGTAAGGAGGACTGAATGGCGCTGACCCCTTCATCCGGCTGGAGTAAATATTCCGACATAACGGTTGGAAGCCCCAGTTCAGATTATCAAATGAAGATTGATTTGCGAAGGGGTAGCGGAACTAATGACCCTACAAACGGCATACTTTATGATGAGAACAATTGCTATTACTCGGATATGCGAGATGTGCAGATTAATAGCACGGATGACCCGACAACTGGAACTCGATTACCGCAATGGACAGAGGAAGTTAGTAGTGGAACGAAAAGAGTTTTTTGGGTAAAAACAAATGGTGCTTCACATATTTATATTTTTGTTGGCAATTCAGGTGCAAGTGAATATAGCAATGGGGCAAATACCTTTATTTTCTTTGACGACTTTGATAATTTAACCCAATGGACTGAAGCAAATACAGGAAGCGGTGATTGTTCAGTATCTGGTGGTAAATTGCACGTTGACGGAGTCTCATCCAGTAGTGATGGTTTTTGTTATAGTAATAGTGCATTTACAACGCCTTTCGCTTTGAGATTGATAGGATGGGATGTTATCCACTCTGGCAATATTCAGGTGCAACTTGACCCATCAACAGAAATAAGTAACGAAAATGATTTGGCTCGTATACTATACTATAGTCCATCCTCAAACGATATGACTGGACAAATAAAGTATGGCACTGGTCCGAGCACAGAAGAAGTATGGCGGGATTATGATATTGGTGAAACATACACTGGGAATGTTGAAATAAGAATAGACGAAAACAGAAAAGCAAGTTGGTTATTGGATGATACAAATAAAGGCACATCCACTAATGCTGTGGATAGTGGATTGAATTGGAGAATACGTTTTAGGGCAAGATATGGTAACCTTGGCGACTCCGAGTTTTATGTCAATACTGCTATTATTAGAAAATACGCTTCAACAGAACCATCTTTCACAAACTTCGGCACATGGACAGATGTAAGTGGTGTTTCGTATTCAGATAGTGGAATACGGTATTATGACGGAACGGCAGTCCAAGCAATCAGCATGTATTCAGATGCAACAACCTCCGCATTGCGTTTCTATGATGGCACAAATGTTAAGCATATTCCGCTGGTAGCAACCAATGATGCAAATGCAAGCCCCATACGGGTGTATGACGGAACAGAAGTTAAAGCATTGAGGAAGCAATAATATGATGAGTAATTAGGATAATGACATTAGCAGGATACCCAAGCAATACTCTATACCCAAGCAATACCTTATACCCCGGGGTATCCTCCGAAGTAGAAGCGCAAGCCACTATTTTTCAAAGAGCAACAAAATACACCGAAGCACAAGCAGGCATATTCGAACGAACCACCAAATACATTGAGGCGACCGCCTGCATCGCTGAAAGAAAGACCACATACACGGAGGCATTGGCCAACATCTTTAACAGGGCAACGAAGGAAGTTGAAGCCCTTGCGAATGTTAATCAAATTTCGGAGAAATACGTTGAAGCATTATCGGCAATATTTGAAAGGGCAACAAAAAATGTGGAAGCACTCACAGATATATACATTAAGGGAGAAAAAACAGTTACGGCTTCCGCAGATATTTATGAGCAGGGAACGAAAGCCATTGAAGCCCTCACCGCTCTTTATGACAGAACGATTAAAAGCGTAGAGGCAACGACCGCAATATTTCAGAGAACAACCAAGAGCGTAGAAGCAACAACATACATTTCAGAAGGAAATACCAGAGAGATAGAAGCCCTTGCGGCGATATTCCAGAGAGATACGAAACAGACCGAAGCCCTCGCAACACTATTCAGACAGAGGGAAATTACGGCTGAAATGCTGTCTTCCATTGCACAGAGAGGTTCATTAACCCTTGAAGCCCTTACTACCCTTGCCGAACGTGGAAGTGCGACCACAGAGGCGTTAGCGGCGATTTATGAGCGAAACACAAAAACCATCGAAGCGACCACATACATCGCAACACCATCGACCGATGCGCAATATTCGGAAGCCCATGACGTAGATATTCAAAAAACTGGCAGTTATGATGTTGATATTCAACGAACTGGAAGCCATGAAGTAAATATAATAAAGCAGGAAGGGATAATAGTTAGAAGGTATTAAGATGTTGAATTTGAGCGTTTACAGGGGCGAAAAAAGGATTTTCAACTTCACGATAAAGGATAAATCTGGAAACCCTGTCGATATATCGAGTGCAAATGTGGTTTTCAGGGTAACAACAGAACTACCTCCCATCTATGGAACGGAGGTATTCAACGTTGATGCGACCGCCGAAACATCCGATGGAACTTGCAAGGTTACACTCACGGAGACAGAAACAGATATTGAGCCCAAAAATTACTTTTATGAACTCTATGTGGATTATGGAAGCGATGAGTATTACGTTGCAGAAGTGGGGCTTTTCACGGTTCTCAAGAGAGCGGATGCCTCGACAGAAGGAAAGACCTACTCAAGACCGGAAGATGTGCGGCTTAAACTCCGATGGATAAGCGAGGAGTATGACTACACCGATACGGAACTCCAATATCTGATTGAGGAAGCACATCGTAAACTCGTCTTGGATGTCGGGCAATACATAAAGCACGTTGACTATGGCCATTATGACGATGAGGATAAGACCTACTACCTACCGCACGGTGAATTAATATCCTTCAATAAGATATACAAGAACGGAGAGGAGGTTGATGAAAGCAACTACACCGTTGATTATGACAAGGGCATGGTTACGTTTGCGGCTTCCTTCAATATTTATTATAGAGACGTTCTTGAGTTTTGGTATGTGCCTTATGTTTACAAGGATTTGGAGGTCCTCTATGCTGTCCGCTCGATAATCTCGGCGAATTACGTTGATACGAATAGCGCAATGGCAAATACCGACCTCACAAGGATTGAGGATGAAATCGAGAGGTTAAAGGGTATGATAAACACGAAGGGGGCATACGGCGCTGTCTTGGACTACTCTTATAGAGGGGGCAGATGGTAGATGCAGATGTCAATAAGATAATCCTTAAACTCGGATGGGCGATCGCCAGCGAAGCCAAAAAGAACATCGTAAAAAACAAAAGCGTTGATACGGGCGCTCTTTTAAATTCGATAATCGTTGAGCAACAGGAGGATGGAACGGTTATTGTCGGTTCAAAATTAGAATATGCCCCTGCAATAGAATTTGGCACACGACCGCATTACCCCCCTGAAACTCCGATAAAGGAATGGGCGCATCGGAAACTCGGACTACATGGAGAGGAATTGGAGCAGGCGACAAAAGGCATTCAATGGAAAATTTACCATTATGGCACGCCTTCCGCCCCATACCTGCGCCCCGCAATAAATAAATCTCCTGAACTCTTAAGGAATATATTGAGGGAATAAGATGTGTGAATGGGGTAATACAAAACAAATATTTGTAAAAATACCATCGGATTTGAGCAGCACAGGTAAAACAAAATGGAGATATATGAAAATAGATGGTTGTATATCGAAAATTGTAGAAGCATTACAAGAGGGTGGAATTGATATGCGTGGCTCATGTTGTGGTCACTATAAAACTTTTGGAGATATTCATTTGCAAGATGGTAGAGTTTTAGTTATTATGCATGATAATTATTACTTTGATGATGATTTCAAAAAAGATTTACAAAAATTATATAACAAATATGAGAAAAAAAATAGAAAAATTGAGGAAATAAAATGAGTGAATGGGTAAAAATAGGACAAACCTTCGGCGGCTTGGATATTGAGAAAAAAGGGAATAAGCGGCGCTTGGTTGAGAAAAACGGAGATGTGGTTGTCGAGTATAACTACGATTAAGTAAATAATATAAGCGCCCTTCCGTTTTACATTCAAGGATGCTTCCAAGCAGGAAGGTAAATGTATGACGCAAATAAGAAGTCAGCAAGTGGTTGATGCAATAACAACGCTTTTGAGGAATAACCTCACAGATATTAATGCGCAGAGGGCTACCGAGGGCAAGGAATGGATACACAAGGACTTTCCCCAGTTGAACGCTCGAAGTCCCAGAATAGGCGTGGAACTCGTTGATGAACCTGCTGACAGCGGCGGACTGGGAACGAGCAAGGTTATCCGTTGCCACGTTCAGATTACCATTGTGATAAAGCGCAAGTTGAAATTTGATTACGATAATGACGGTGTTGCAGAGCCGACAGAGGATTGCATCGACTATCTCAAAGAACAGGTGTGGGATTTAATACAGGATAACAACGAATGGTTTAAAACCCAGTTGGGAGAAACATTCATAGGAGTAACCCCGACCGGTTCGCACACCATGAGAAATGCGTCTCATGTTTACCGATATATTGATGTGGAAGCATTGTATGAAAGAGCATAATAGGTGAAAAAAAATGACAAGAACAACCGGAATATTGGATGAAGTGCAAATCTTTGATGACACACCGACAGATATAACTGCAAACGTGGGGCATATCATGGGAGCAAGTTACTCCCTCGACAACAAGACAAAAGCATATCCGAGCATAGGAGCAGGAGCATCCTACGTGGAACTGATAGATGACTTCGTGGACATAAAGACAACCCTGACCGTGCATCCGCTCGGAACTAACAAATTTGACGGCGTTGCTCAACTGTTCGGAACGGTAACGACTGCTGCAACATGGAGTTGGGCATGGCCTGATACGCTACCGGAGTTTAAACTCAATGCCTCATTGATAAGCGGGGAATACGTTGAAATTGACAACATAAAATTCGGCTCGGTGAGCATAAAAGCATCCAAGAACAACCCCATCGAAGTAACACTTGACGGACTGGCTAAAAACTTCAAGGTGATAAGCGGAAGTGCAAGCAACACACCACCCAACACGGCAAGGTTATTTTACCTCGATGGATACGGACAGATTGATGGTGCGACCATTGGAAGCATAGATAATATCTCCATTGACCTTGACAGAGGACTTGAAGCGGTAAGGGGAATTGAGGAAACATCGCCAGGAGAGCGCCGCCTTCCGAGTGAAATCATAGAGAAAATGAAAGACATCAAATTCTCTGTAACGATTGAAATAACCGATGACCTCGCATACAAGAAAGCATTGGGGGCATCTTCGCTTCCGTATGAAATACAGGACACAAGGAGCAACATCTCATTAACTCTATACCTGAACTCACAGGTGAAAATTGACCTGACAGGATGCGCCATACAGACACTTGACCATGGAAAGGATGCAGATGCAGAGATAAGGAAAGTGGACATAAAAGGCGTTGCTATGGGAATAACAATATCGGAGGTTGCGGCATGAAGTATAAGGTAAAGACACACGAAGGAAAGGAAATCGAAATAGAGATACAGGAACATCTATCCTACGAGCAGAGATGCAATATCATGGATGCGGCGATTATCTCGGAATACAAGCTAGGAAAGGGAGAGGTTGCATCTATCAAATACGGTAAACTGTTGCTGGAGACGGTTAAGGCGGTGATAAAGAAACTCCCTGAAGGAGTAACGATTGACGACATCTCCACCGCATCCCTCGATGAATTGTTTGCCAAGTATGCCGGCGACTTCGGGCTTGATAAAAAAAAAGTGATGGTGTTATCCGAATAGCCCTGCAGACCGGCACAAGCACGGACATCCAGATAACCAGAGCATTGGAAGTATTCAAAGCGGCGAAGATGGGGTTGACCGTAGATTTGAATAAACTCCCAATGTGGATGGTGAGAATACTATTCCAGATGGAAGCACAGTATAATGAACTCATGCAAAAGGAGATGAAATAATGGCGACAGGATTTGAGATATTCGCAAAAATAATCCCCGATACAAAAGAACTGGATAAATTAAAGAGGGAAGGCATAAACATAAAGGCAAAAACCACAGGTGTTGCAGGCGGAACGCCGACAGCAACAGAAGAAAGACCATCCCCATTTTCATTTTTAGGGAGTATGGGAGATAAAATGAAGGGATTATTCGGCATTGGAGGCGGCGGAGCAGGAGCAGGAGAAGCGGCAGGAGCGGAAGGAGCGGGAGCGGCGGCAGGTGGTGGTGTTGCAGGCGGTGTAATGATGGGAATGGGATTGCTCGAAATTCTGAAAAAGGTTGTCGGCTTTCTTGCAGGATTAGAGCCGATACAGGCGCTTATGTCTCTAATAGGTGCAATAATGAAGATGTTCTTTTTGCCCCTCGCAATGATGCTGTTCAACCTTCTCAGACCCATCCTTATACCGCTGATAAAACTCATGCCAGCATGGCTTAAATTTTGGCAAGACCCCATCGGTTCTCTCAAGGGATTGGGCGGAATGATATGGGATGCTCTTGTTAAACTTGGAAAGTGGCTTGCTGATGCTTTCATTGGCTACATAAAATTTATGTATATCACAATTCCAACAAAAATAGTGGAAGGGATTGTTTGGCTTGCAGGTGTAATTTGGGACTACATCAAAGACCTTCCAGGTAAAATATGGGATTACATGAAGGGAATAGGAGAATGGCTTGCTGACCTGCCCGGATTAATTTGGGATAAGATGAAGGAAATGGGAACGTGGATTAGCGATTTGCCGAGCAAAATATGGGATTTTTTCAGTGGAATTGGAGAAACTATTGCGGATGGCATTAGGGGCGTTATCGGGGCATTGGGTGATATTCTCTGGCAAATACCCGGCTGGATATTCAGCAAATTCAAAGAGGGAATTTCATGGATAATGGATATTGGAGGGGCTGTTGCCAATGCTTTTAAGAGTGCCTTCCAGACCCTTGTCTCATTTTTTGCGCCGATGTTAAACCCGTTGATACAGGTTTTCAATGCAATAGGCGGAACTCTTGCAGGATTTGTAAACGAAGTATCGAGCCATCTCCCTGGCAGTTGGAGAGTTCATTGGTCAGACGTTCCATTGATAAACGTTGACGACTTTATAATAACGAAAGGCGGGCAGGTTCTAAAGACCTCACCGGATGACTACATTATCGGAACGAAAAACCCCAATGCAATAGGCGGAAAGCACATTGAGAATAATATTTATGTAAATGTTGCCGGCGTATTAGATGATGCAATGGTTCAGGAAATAGCATACAGGATAAGGCAAGAAGTAAATAGAGCAATAGGGGTGGTATAATGGGAGATTATTACATCACGGAAACGACCAAAAATTACAGATACAACCTGAAATTAATCCAGAGCATAAGCCCGAGACAGAACAAACCCGTGATGAGTATAGCCCTTCCCGGAATGTCTGCAACATCGAATATCCTAATGCAGTTGCAGGGTATGGAGCGCACATACGACATAACCTTCGAGATGTATAATGATGGCACGGATAAAAGCGAAGGGACAGCGCCCTCCGGCGATTTCCCGAATGGCGTTAAAACTGTTGATGAGCAAATGAAGTGGCTGATGGATTACATTCATTACTACTCAATAGATGCGAAGTGGAAAATTTACGGGGACATCTTTCCATCAACAGGGATGGAGTGCCAGATTGTAGATATTTCATTTCAGGATGACGCAAATACTCCATTGCATACACAGGCAACAATAAGAATAACGGTGGGTAGTGGAATATGAGCATAACGATAAGAAATGATACAACAGGAACGGATTTGCATTACAATACCTATGAGATTGTAGCGCATACAGGGGATACTATCGACACATTGAAGGTAAACCTCCCTCCAACCGATATGGTAAGCGCACTTGATAATATTGTGGTTAAGTCAAGCGGAGTGGAAATATGGGGGGGGTTTGCGAAAGATAAAGGAACATGGAAGGCAAACGGAACTAAGGAAATAGAGGTTTTGGGATACGGAAGCGACATTCTCAATAATAGAGTAACGCTCGATTTAACAGGTAAAAGCCCTGAATACATCTTGGGGCAGGCAATAAGCGGAACGAATTACGTTATTGAAACGCCTGTTGCTTCCGGAGTAACGATAGAACATTACACGGTGAACGATACCATCAGAACGGTTTTTGCTGAAATGATGGCACGGACTGGCTGGGTAATTCGTTTCACTTCTGAAAAAGACGGTTCAGGAAACAGGAAAATCTATTTTGAAAGCCCCGGCTATTTGAGCAGTGGTTACTCCTACAATTCGACGACCGATAACATAAAGATAAACGAATGGAGAGAGGAAATAATCGAAACGGTTAGAAATCACGTTAAAGTTATCGGGCAGGGAGAGGCAGTTGATTTAACGGTTAGCGATTTACAGGCAAGTTTGACAAGTGGAACGGCGGCAAATACTAACTATCTTATAGATGATGATACATCCACATATTGCACATTTGATAGTGGCGAATATGCTGTAATCGACTTCGGTAAACCATTTATCTGTGATCAGTTCAGATATTACGGAACGAGTGATAGTGTAGCGTCATCTACATTCAAACTTTATTATTGGGATGGCGCAACATGGCAATTATGGTATGAGGCAACCAGTTTTGACAATACAGAAACATGGACAGATTGGGAAGAATTGGATGAAATACTGACAGATAAGATAAAGATAGAAAGAACGGACAGCGTTACAGGAAGGCAGAAAATAGCAGAAATCGAAGTAGAAGGCACAAGTGGAAAAACATTGCTTGTGAAATACGAGGGAGAAGTGTCTGATGCTTCCAGTATAAGCACGTATGGCGAAAGATTTGCAAAATATACCCTTGACTACATACAATCGGATAGTGAGGCACAGAGCGTCGCAAATGCCCTTCTCGTGCCTAACCCGAAAAGCGGAGGGAGTATAACCATAGCATGGGATGAAACGATAATGGTTAATGAAACGGTTGCTCTTGTGGATGCCGTGAGAAACATCAATGGAAACTATGTCGTGCTGGAGCAGAGAATAGGCAATGGAATGACCACATTGCAGTTGGGATGGACAAAAACACAGGGTTATCTCGATGCAAAAAGAGAGGAAATCGAGTTGAGAAAGGCAAGGGCGAGAACACTCGGAACATCAATGGATAGCGATGTAATTGATGTTGAAATCTCAGATACAGATACCACAGACCCAGGAAGCACGAATACAACCACAGACCCAGGAAGCACGAATACAAATGATAGCACGGGAGTAACGAATAATGATACCGACCCTAACGAATAATGATACCGACCCAGGAAGTAGTAATAGTAATGATAGCACGGGAGTAAGCAATACAACCACAGACCCAGGAAGCACGAATACAAATGATAGCACGGGAGTAAGCAATACAACCACAGACCCAGGAAGCACGAATACAAATGATAGCACGGGAGTAACGACGGTATCAGTAAGGAGAACTACATCTTATTTAGGAGAAGCAGATGCAACCCAGACAAGCGCCTCGCCCGATACAACATACTCCGCTGATGTTACTCTTTCGTCAGTGATTGACCCAGCAATTGAAGATGATATTTATGTATCTGTAGATATACATCATCAAAGCGGTTGGACTACAAAGCCCGATAAAGTTTATTGGGAAATTTATCTCTATGCGGGAGGAACTACTGATTTATGGATTAGTATGTGTAGCGCTGTAATTATGTATCCTGATTATTTGGATGGAACTGTTTTGTTTTATCCCCTTCCTGTGCAGTTGCTTTCAAGTATCGGAGATGATATAACAAAATTGCGTTTGCAATGGCGACCTATTGGTGGCTCTGGAACGGGAAGTGTTCATGCCTCGTCGAAGGTATGGAAAATCGGAAAGCACAGCCACCCGACAAATGAAAGTCCCCATTCGCATACTATCTCTGGAGATAGCCACACCCATACCACCAATGAAAGCCCCCACACCCACACCATAAGCGGAGATAGCCACACCCATACCACCAATGAAAGCCCCCACACCCACACCATAAGCGGAGAT